TGTTTCTTATTTTCTTTTTCTTTTTATGCCTTCCTCGTCCACCTCTTTCTACTCTCTTTCCCTACACGACTCTCTTCCTATCTAACTTTTTTAGGCCCTGCATGGCATCTCTTGGACATTCGATAATTTTGACGGTTTCCATACAAACAAAGATATAAAAGTATAATTGTAAGTTTATTAAATTCATCTAAAAATTAAAAATAGCAAAAACATTTAAAAAATTAAAAGAAAATCTAAAAAATCTAAAAAATAAAAGATGCCATTAAATGATAGAATTTTCGTAAAGGGTCAAGGCGGTTTAGGTCGTCCATTGACTGGCGAAGACCATATAAGCGGATTAATACTATACGGGACAACCGTACCGTCTGGATTCGCAACAACTGCGACTAAAGTAGTTTATTCGGTAGCCGACGCGGAAGCGTTAGGAATTGTTGCCGATTATTCCGATGCAACGTCAGCGGTCGGAACTGTAACGGTAGACACAATCGGAGCGGATGGCGACAAAGTTACTATTTCAGTAACTGAACCACAAGGGGACGTAACCCTGGCGGTATATACTAAAATATTAGCGGATTCTAACGCGAGTAAAGTAGCTACGTCGGTAGCTGGATTAATTAACGCGGGAACTGTTAACCACGGATATAGCGCGGTAGATGACGGAAGCGATATAATTATAACCGCACCTAAAAAATTAGGTATTTACTTAAACAGTAGTTCATTTAATATTACCAATGTAGGTACTATTGAGTTATTTACTTCATCGGCATTTACTGGAGGTGTTGCGTCTCAGTTAGCGGTTCAGCATTACCATATTAGCGAGTTCTTTAGACTACAACCTAAAGGTATTCTATGGGTACATATTACAGATTCTAACCCTACAGATTACGCGGAAATAGCAACAGTTCAAAATACGTCTGGCGGTAAGGTTAGACAGTTAGCAATATATAGACGCGATTCTATGGGCGGAAGCGGAGACCTGGAAACTATCCAGGGGATATGCGACGCATTGGACGCGGTACATAAACCAGTATCCAGCGTTTTAATAGGTTCGGATATTGTGGGCGTAGATTTAGCAGACCTGGCAAGTTTGGCAAGTTTGAACGCGCCTAAAGTAAGCGCGGTAATCGGGCAAGATGCGGGAGGTTTAGGTAAATTCTTATACGATACTAACGGGGTTTCTATAACTTGCGTAGGTGCGGTATTGGGAGCGGTTGCATTGGCAACAGTTAGCCAGGATATAGCCTGGAAAGGTAAATTTAATTTTTCTAACGGTTCGGAGTGCGATACTGTAGGGTTTGCGAATGGTGTAGAATATTCTACAGTTTCAGCGTCCCAGGTAGATGCACTATGCAACTCACGTTATATATTCCTGGTAAAAAATGTAGGTTCAGCGGGTTCATTTGCTAACGATTCATATACTGCGGTAGCGCCAACGTCGGATTATTGTTTTATCGAAAATAACAGAACTATAGACAAGGCTATCCGCGGAGTTTATGCGTCTTTATTACCAGAGATAGGAGCGCCTATCCAGTTAAACGCAGACGGAACTATAAGCGATATTACTATTAATCATTTAAAAGGCGTAGCCGTTCCTAATTTAGACCAGATGGTAAGGGATTCGGATTTATCTAACTATTCAGTAGATATCAACCCAACCCAGGACGTATTAGCTACCAGTAAAATTATAGTAAGCGTTAACCTATTGCCAAAAGGCGTTAGTAGAGTTATCCAGGTAAATATCGGATTCGTAACAAGTATATAAATAAAAAACAATGGCAACACCTTTAATAAATGGTATTAATTATAGCTGGGCGGGTGTAAAGGTGGTATTATTCGGCGTTCCTATCGTTGGAATTACGAAAATATCATACAACGCAAAGCAGAAAAAAGAAAATAACTACGGCGTAGGTACAGAACCCGTTAGCCGTGGATACGGTAACGTAGAGTACGAGGGTAGTATCGAAATATACCTGGACGAATGGAAACGTATTATTGCAAGTTCCCCAGGTCGTAACCCTTTGGCTATTTCACCTTTTGAAATCCAGGTACTATACGGAAGTAATGCAATAGCGCCAGACCAGGTAGATAGACTATTAGCGGTTGAGTTTATGGAAAACCCGTTAGAAGCGTCCCAGGGGGATACGAAACTAACGGTAACTATTCCGTTACTAATCGGAGCAATAGTAAGATAATAACTAACAATTAAAAGAACGAAAATGACAAAAAGAGACGAACTACTAAAAGAGGTAGACGCGAGAGCGGAGGAATTAACAAAGATTCACGGACGTAAGGTAATACCTTTAGTATACGGCACGGAAGACGAGCCAGTAGTAGGATATCTAAAAGAGATTAGCCGTATAGCTAAAATCCGAATACTGGATAGCGTGTTAACTGGCGGTATGAGTGCGTGTGAATCTTTAGTAGACGACTGTTTAATTAAGGAGGCGGACTACCAGAAAATATTAGATGACGATATTTACTACATTGGTGTAGTTAACGAGATTAACCTAATGGTTAAGGCGTCCGCTAACCAGTTTAAAAAAAAATAGACGACTATCTAATCCCAGAGGATGAGGGCAACGGTTTAGGATTAGAGCAATGGAGTGCGCTAATCCTATTTTATTTTAAAGAGGATACGGACGAGATGTCGGAGGACAAATTCGCAAAACGTATAGCACAGTTAAGTTACGCGCTAAAAAAGACTAACCAGTATGGCTGAAAATGTAGAATATGTACTAACCCTTAAAGATTTAATGTCTGGTAAGATTAAAAACATTACCAGCGAAACGGATAAGTTAAATAAATCTGTAGGGGGTATTAAAGGAATCCTGGGCGACCTGGCTACAACGGCTGGAATTACGTTCGGGGTTGCTGGTATTGGTATGGCGGTAGGTTCTATCGTTAAAGCGGGTACAACTGTAGAAGATTCACTAACTGGATTAACTACACTATTAAAGAGTAAAGCCGAGGCGTCCAGAGTTATAGATAACACCCTGGAGGACGCAACAAAAACACCATTTAGTTTTGAGGGTTTATTATCCGCAAACCAGGCACTAATCGGAGCGGGTAAATCCGCAGACCGTGCGCGTAATGACGTTATGAACCTGGCTAACGCCGTAGCAGGAGCGGGTAAAGGTAACGCAGAGTTTGAACGGATGGTGGGTAACCTAATGCAGATAGGTACTACGGGCAAGGCTACCGCTATGGATATTAAACAGTTTGGAACTGCGGGTATTAATATCTACCAGGCGTTAGCGTCCGCAACTGGTAAACCTATAGACCAGGTTAAAGATATGGAGGTCTCTTATGACCTATTAACGTATGCGTTACAACAAGCCAGTAAAGAGGGCGGAATTTATGCGGGAGCGTTAGCCAATATGAGCGAAAACACGTCCGTTAAAATATCGAATTTAGGCGACGAAATATTTAAAACGTCTTACCATATATACGAGGATTTAAAACCCGCTATACAGACTGTATTAGGCGTTGCTATGGATTTTATAACTGGTTTGGGTCAGATGTGGGAATGGATGAAAAGAAACAAGGAAATCGTAATAGGGGTAGGTATTGCCCTGGGTGGTGTTGTGTTGGGTATGATAGCCTATAACGCCTACCAGGGTGCAATGGCGGTTAAGACGGCAATAACTACGGGTTATATGTTTTTACAGACTATACAATCGGACGGTTTGGCTTTGGCTATGTATGCAATGGGTATAACTGGAGCGTCCGCCTGGGCAATGATAGGCGGAGGTATTGCTATAGTAGCTGGTTTATTCTACGTTCTTTGGCAAAAATCCGAAATATTTAGAGGCGCTATATATGGAATTTGGGGAGCACTTAAGGGTTTTGTAGATTATGTAAAAACCTATTTTCACGGGGTCGGGGAAGTAATAGCCGGTGTTTTTGATGCAGACCCAGATAGGATTTTAAAAGGGGTCGGAGAAATGACTAACGCCTATAAAAAAGTAGGCGAGGGAGCGGTAAAGGGATACCAGGAGGGCGTAGCGTCATTTAGAAAAGGTAAAGGTAAAGAGGGAGCAACGGCAAAGCCAGGAGACGAAACGGCAACCGCGCCAGTTACAATAGCAAAGCCAGGCGAATTAAACGGAGGCGCTGGAACGCCTAAAGCTAAAAACGCAACGGGTCAAAAATCATATAGTATAAATATTAAAATTGATTCCCTAATTAAGGAGCAAAACATTAATACAACGAATATTAAAGAGGGCGCAGAAAAGATTAGAGAGATGGTAACGGCGGTATTATTGTCCGCGGTTAATGATTCACAAATGATAGCAGAGAGATAATGCAAGAGGAATTAAAAAGAGCATTTAACTACCAGGCGGTAAATATCGTAAAGGATTTCGTACCATATCCGCCAAATTTTTACCCGCCTCCACAAGAGCCGAGTAACCAATATAACGTAGTAACGTTTACAGACGACCTATTAAGCCAAGACGCGAGTATAGCTAAATCACAACTGGGAACGCCAGTTTTTGCGAATATTACGTTTAAGGGCGGTACTTATAAAGACGTAGTTAATAACGTAACTAAAACGGTAACGTATCCAGATATAACCTTTGAAACGGTTATAATGACGGTATCCCAAAGTAAAAACATAGTAACGACCCAGATACAAGGTCGCAACGGAACGGTTAAAGAGTATATCGGTCTGGGAGACTACGGGGTTACTATTAACGGAATTATAACGACTAAAAACGGTAACGGTTACTATCCAATAGATGAGGTAA